TAGCAACTATATCTATATTTACTTTTTTTGTAGCCATTATCTTAATTTGTTTTTATATTTATTTTGTTCCCGTTCAATCTCTAATCTTTGTTCTTCAAAATATGCTAACCACATATTAAACTCAAAGACACTCATTTGCAATATTTCAGGGATTGTTTTATGTAATCTCTCAGCGAGAGCCATTACATTATAGACTTCAGGATTTTTTAGTTTTTTTTAACGTCATCAAAGTTCGTTCCTAAAATTTGGTTCGAAACTCTGGCAATAACATCTGTATCTGCTTTTGTTTTAAAACTAAGTATGTGAGTAGCATCAAACATTTTGTTATGATCTTTGTCTAACGCTTTTTCAATTATGACATCAATAAGAATATTTAGGTCGTTGTTATTCGCACCTTTAAATAATTTGGATTTCTCCATCATATTAAAAGGTTTAGCGTAAATAGCTTTATCGCCTACAAGTCCCCACTCAGGAACTTCTATTACTCTTATTTCAGTTTCTTCAAAATGACTTCGTATTCCGTCAAAGTAATCGGGTTTATTATCGTCAGCCATAAATTAAATTATACTGTGCCGATAGTTAAGCCGCCTGTACCTTGTAAAGATACTGTTCTTGTAGTCACTCCGTCTAAAGTCACACCTACACTCATTCCAGTCACGATTGCTGACCCAGACAATTTTTGTTCGCCTGAACCTGAACCCTCTGGCATAAACTCTACACTTACAGTAGCACCTTGTGTTAGGTTGCCTTGTGCTGTGTCGTCATCGTCAAAATTCATATCGATAGACGCTGTGTATGTGCCTCTTCCTACAACATAAGATTTCATTGATGAACCTAATGCTGTGTCCTCTACGATGTCGTGTGTTGTATCAACAGTGAATCCAGTTGCTTGGCCAATATTTGTACCGCCAATATGAACAACTGCGTCCTTACCATGATGAGTAGCCATAATTTTTTACTCCTTTTCTTTCTTTAATTCTTTTATAACTTTTTGCGTTTCTTTTTCAACTGATATTTTTTTATTTTTACCCTCAACAGTAAAACCTCGTTTTTCGTAATACTCTTGAAAGTCAGGCGAGATTTTTATTTTGGTGTCTCCTTTAACCATTACTATATCCATAGCCATTATGCAGTCCCCCTTGTAAATTCATACATTACACGCACAGTTATTCTGACTCCACCATAAGGATAAATCGTACCCTCGTCTGACGATGCCTCAATAATTTGTGTATCCAACGCATTTCCATTTCTTGTTATATCATTATCAAGAGTTTCTTCAACTACTTCAATAATCTGGTTTCTAACAGTATCAATATTTGAGTCTGTACCTTTGCCAAATGCAACTATAGAAAAATCTATTGTTCCTGTATATTTACCTGACCCTGTTGCACCCATAGCAGAGGGTTCTCTAGTTTCGTCTCCAGCTTGAATGAATGCGGCTGGAAACTGTGCATCTGATAATTCTTCTACCTCAAATGGTTCTCTTGTTAATTTTTTAAACTCAATAGGGCTAGTCACAGCATCAAGTTTTGTAATTATATCATTTGCTATATCTTCTCTTTTGCTCATATACCCAACTCTTTAAAATAAAAACTACTAAACTCATTTACTATTTTTGGTTCTTCCTTAATACCAATAGCAAAAAATGGCCTTTTGACCTTTCTTTTACCTACACCAAAACTATCGTGAAAACTAGCTATCTTTTCTCTTTCTTTATTTGCAAACATCAACGTATTTTTAAAACCTCTTTTTCTGTAATCTAAAGACCTGAACATCTTACCAGTATCAGTCAAATCTACAAACCCTGTTTGTCTGCCTCTGTTTTTTCTATCTCTTTTAGTTGATTTAGCATAAGGCAACATCTTACCACCATCAGGCAATCGACCTTTTTGGGTTCTTTTGGTAATCATTAAGATTGCCATATTAGAAACTCTGTTGAGAGACTTTTGTATTGCTTTTCTTTGTTTTCTACCGATTCGTTTTAAAAGTTTTTTTACTTCAATGTCATTGACATTAATTTTAATGTCAGCGACCATTATCTCACTAATCGTAAATTATGTAGAGGCTCTTTCTCACTATCAGATACAGTCCCCCCGCCGTCCTCATCATATTCGACCCCGTCCCGCAATATTGCTTGGAACTCTTCATCGTATCTGTCCCTGTAAAAATCTATTTGTACTTGGAATGTATCTTTACCCTCTCCAGTGTCAGGGTCTCTCCATTTAGTAAGTTGAGGATAAATGTATTTCCATAGTGCTAAATAAACAACAGATAACTCCCACTGTGATGCAGTAAGTTTACTGTTTTCCATTTCAACAGATGTGACTTTTGTAATATCTTTGTATCTAACTTGGTGTCTGTATCTTTCCCACCATTCCTCTCGGATACGTCTTAATACATCGTTTTCAGCAAATTGTATTTGATCGACAAACGTAGTGATTCCAAACCCTAAAATGTCTGGTTGTATCTTTTGCAAATGTGTATTTTGCACACTAAATACTGTCGATGACATTATTTTTTACTTTTCTTTTTCTTTACAACTTTCTTAACAACTTTTTTTACTGCCTTAACTGGTTTTTCAGTCTTAGCTTTTACAGTTTTGCCATCGTGTAGTTTCCAACCACGCTGTGTCCAAATGTTCACATTGTTTTCGTAATCTACTTTTTTTCTTTCAATGACAGCACCATTTTTATCATTAATTAGTTTTACAGTTTCTATAGTCATAATTTTTTATATCAGATAAGGGGTGGGTGTACCACCCCTTAATTGTTTTGATTATTAAGCCGCTAAAGTGTCAGCAGTTATTTTAACTCCATAAGAATCATGAAGTTCGCCAACGCCGAACACAGCCGTAGCCACGATCTCATCTGCTCTTAAACTTGCGTCACGCTGAGACTCAATTTTCAAGTCTTGCATCATCGCTAGTCCTAAAGCGTCTTGTGAGAACACGCCACCGATAGAGTCATCTGAACCATCAACTGAGATATTAGAAGTTTCAAAGATTTGTATTCCAGCAATATTGCCTACAAATCCTGTTCTCATAGCCTCGTTAGATAATTCTGTGTCTCTACCAACAAATGTATTTGTTAAAGATTTTTTAACATTGAATATTTGTTTAGGGTGGAACACGCCGTAGTATGGGCCAGGTGCTTTGTTAGTTTTAAGCTCTGCCGCACATTCAAATAAATCTTGAACAGTGATTTCAGCACCAGCACCAGGCCCTTTTTCTGTTGAAAAGCCTGAAAACAAAGCCGCAAGGTCAGTATCAATTTTAGTTGCAATCGCCTCGCCGAATAGTCTGCCGATGTCAGCCGCAACATTTCTTGATGCTGAATTTCTTGCTAGGTCTGTTAGAGTTGTCATAATACCAACCTCTGATGCTGTAATAGTCACAGATGTTGGGTTTATTGCTGTGTTAGAAAGATCAGTTGCCTCGTTTACTGCCGCCGCTGATACGTTTGCATAAATCGGTACTTCTACTGATTTGCCACCGCCAGTTATAGCGTAGTTTCTGACAAGACCTCTCATGATTGATTGTTCGCTAGCTACGAACAATGCCTCTGCTACGATCTCAGTATATAGTTCTGATATCGTGCTACTTGTCGTTTCATTAGCCATTTTTTACTCCTTAATGGTTATTTATTGTTAAGAACAATCTTAGTGGGTTGAGAATCTCTCTGCTTTCTATACTCAGCATACCTCTTCTTGTCCGCTGGATTATTCATATTTAAATCACTCAGATTGAAAGGTTTACTGAGTTCTGACCTATCCACATTTGACACTGAGCCACTGCCACTCGGAGAGGCAGAAACAAAGTGCGGGTTCTGTGTTAAAAACTCATTAACTAACTCGTCAGTAGTTAAAAGTTCCCCCTTACTGTTATATCTAGCTATACCATTTTTGTCTAGAATTTCAACATTACCTGATTCGTTTAAATTAATATTTCCTTTTAGTAATTCAACGACTTGGTCAGGATTGATAGCTTTATTTCTTGATGCAGACGACAGTAAGGCTTTATTAACTTTAATGTCTCTTAGTTCAGATTGTAAGCTACTAATTCTTTTTTGAGACTCATCTGATTTTTCTTTTAAGATTTTTTCAAACTCTCCTTTTTGAATTTTAGATTTTTCCTCTGCCTCTTTCTGTAATTTAACAGCGTTGATTGCAGTATCTAAATCATCAACACCTAGTTTGTTATACATAGATGCTCTGTCTTTAGCTAATCGTGCTTTGACTATTTCGTTTACTTGTTCCTCAGAAAATTTTTTTTCTGGGTTCTCTTTTGTTTCTTGTTTTGATTGTTCTTTTTCAGTTGTTTCATTTGAAACAGTTGGTTCAGTAGTTTGTTCTACTTTTGGTTGTTCGTCAGCCATTTATATCTCCTTATATATTCCAATCAGGATTGGTTGGAATCCAAGTATGGCGGCAACGATATCCCCCTCTAACTATAAAGGGGTCTCCAGAACTTTTGCCTTTCCACGACTGTGAGTTCCATCTATCCCGAATTTGTTTTTCGGTTAATGTTCTTCCTACCATACTTACACAAAAAGGTCTAGAGTCACGCACTAAAGTGCCAGTATAAGTAAAATGTTTTAAACCACTCTCTTTTGCTTTCTTTACTGTGAATTGACCATGAAACTGCATGACTGAGTCATGTGCTATCTGGCCAGCATACTTTCTAAGATTTTCTCCAGCCCTATCAGCGGCATATTCTGTTTGTAGTTTTGTGACTGCATTTTGAACAGCAGTCTTTTGAGACTCAACAAATTTGTTTTCATTAATAAAATCAACTAATTCGTTAATTTCTGTTTGATTTGATTGTTGATATACTCCGTTAATATGTGATCTGATGTTTCTTTCAACCTCTGAAAAAGGTCTGCCAACTATTGCACTTTGGTAAACCTCGTCATTAATTACTTTTAAAAATCTTTCTGCAATATCCTCAAAACCACTAAATGACTGATATTTTAAAGCTGTAATAGTTTGTAAATCTATTTTAGTTAAATTTTTAAATTTTGCGGGTATAGGCATTTTGCCAAAGGTATCTAAAACCTCTTTTGCTATTTTATTATAATCTTCATTAACAATTAAGTCAGCCTCTTCAAGAAATACATTTTCTATAATTGATCTAAGTTGTGGTTGTAATTCTATTGCAAGTTTTGTTGTCAGTGTTGTACCAGCAACAGTTGTCTTTCTTACTGAATCAATAATATCGTTCTCTAAAGTGTAAAGAACATTGATTAGTCTTTGTTCGTGTTGATCTGCAAGTTTATCTAATATTCTGCTCATTTAATGCTATTACGCC